GGCACAGCGTGGCTTTGATTGCCGAAATAAGGTCTTCGGCGGTTGCCGTTTCGCTGACCAGAGATGTCAAATCAGCCAACGCAGACACAACATCTTGCGCCGTGGCATTCTCAAGAACTACGCCGGGGTACTCTGGGAACGCCTGAATGGCGTCAACGCCGGTTGCGGTCTCCTGCACCGCCGCCCCAAAGGTTGCTAGGCTTGAAAGACTGTCCAGCCCCGTTGCTACCTCAAAGACCGAAGCGTATACGCTGACGCTTGCCTGCGTGGCATCCTGCCCCGCCGCCGTATCGGTAACAAGCGACACAAAGATCGCCCGTGTACTGCTGGCGTCTGCCCCTGTTGCCGCTTCGCTCACTGCGGTAACAAACCCCGCCAACGCAGACGTTAGCTCACCGGCTGTCGCGTTTTCAAAGACAGAGACAAATACCGCATTCCCGCTTAGAGCAGCAAAAGGCGCGGTAGCAAACGCAGACCCTGCAAACACACAGCCTCTTAGGCAGCGTCTAAGCTGAACTGGTACGTGACATTAAGCGCGTCGCCGGACACCACAGCGCGATCACCGGGAGCTTGGAAATCTGCTGCCGAAAACAGTGTGCCGGTTGTGCCGCTCTTTGTGTTGTCGCTTGTCAAAAACGCGCCGCCAACGACTGCTGTGCCGTTGATGCTAAACACCGCTACCGACAAGGTGTTGCTTATGACCGATGGGTCAGCCGTAGTTGCTGTACCAAACGTCGCTGCGGGCCGTGTGGCGTTGCTGTAAGGCACAATCTCTGTAAAGCCGGGATGTGATGCGGCAGTATCCGCGGCGGTAGGGTTGTTTGAGGCAGCAGCACCATAAAGACCAATGTACCAAGTAGCAGTGTATGAGACGCCCTTAAAGTACTTGGTGTTCATGTCCTGAAGACCTTGGTTTACCACGAGGTTCTTGAGGCTCTCTTCCCACTTTACCTGACCGTTTGCATCAAGACAAGTCACGGTAAATACACCACCAGCAGCAACTTTCTCTGCGGAATTGACTGTGCGGGTAATTGCGGCGCCCACTTTGTCTTGTGAAGATGCGTGATCCATTAACATTTAAAACTCCTTAAACTGACCGCACAATAGCAGTCTGTGCGGTTGAAAGTGGGAACTCAACTTCGAAAGATCCGCTACTTGTCGTCGTATCTTGACCGAAATCTAAGGTAGCAATCGCAGGGTTTGTGACGCCATCAGCCTTGTAAATCAAAGCACCACGAGCCGTAATAGAGGTAACAGGCCAAGTGACGTTAGCAAAGTTAATGTATGCCACGCCATTTGACAGTGTAGGATTGACTGAGATTGTAAGTGTCTCACCGCCAGCCGTATAGCCGCTACCCACAACCTCGTTCGTCGTAGAATAAGCAGTCGTCTGAGCACCTAGATTTGCCGCAGATGTATACAGCGCAATCTTAAAGACTTGTACAGTCGTGCCACTAAAGTCAAACTTACCTTCTAGCAGACCTTGCTTAAATGAGTTACAGATGGCTGAGTTAATCATTAGCTTACCTTATCCCGTACCTGACCGCTGCGATACGCATCTTGACGTAACTTGCCATCACCGAGCTGTTTGAGCAGCATAATTGCCTGTAGATAAAGTTTGTCGTACATCGCAATCATGTCTCCTTCACCCTTGATGAATCGTAGAGCCTGAAGGAGTGCGCCGTTTAGCAATGCAGAATCAAAGTTATCGCCTAACCAAGACTGACCGGCGGTAACAATTGACTCCGGATAGTAGAAGTAATGAAGCTCTACATTGTATGCAGCGTTAGGAGTTGGGCCAAGCAGTAAGCTTAACTCTGTGTCGTCGCCGCTATTCGGGCCAAAGATTGCGTAGTACTTGGGCAATCCTACGCTTGAAGGATTTGGATACGCTTGACGGATAAAGTTAACGTCTTTATTAAGCAAATACTCGTAACGCCCAGTGCCGTCAATAACAGCCAGCGAGAAAACAGACAGGAAGTCAGCAGGAGCAGACAAATACTTGTTACTCGCCGTTAAGATACCAGTTACGTTCTTACGCAAAGAAGGCAATTGAACAGTGTTATATATTAACTGTTCTGCCTGCTGCGTAAACATCGCGAGCTGCTCGTCCGTAAACGAGTTCTCAACGATGTCCTGTATATTTATCTTAAGCGTTGCGTAGTCCATATCTTACGCCATTGGCCCACGAGCCGTAATGCCTTTTGTTGCACAGCCATTGCCGCGAGTCTTGATGCCGGACGTCTTCGTTGCCGTGTCCTTACTGCCGATGCTCACACGCATGGCTTCAGTAGACGGGTTAACGTCTTTAGCTGAACGCAGGTTTGGATTCATGCCACCGCACACTGCATCCATTGCTGCTTTAGAGTCAATCTTTTTACCAGTCATAGTATGTGGCTCCGCATAAACAGAAGCCTGACCGACTTCTTTGCCCATCATCTTGTTGCTGTACTTAGCCATTATGCACCTCGGCTAGATTTGTACTTGAACGAAGATACTTTTTGATTCGCAACCTTAGCCAAGCCACGACCCAATTCTTTCATTTGAGCGTTAGTCTTGCCGCCTTTGGCAAAACCTTTTGCGCCGTGCATCTTCTTCTCGTGTGCTTTAACTTCCGTATCAGCGATTTTCTTTACTTGCTTCTTGTCCATTTCTGGCTCCTTACGTTGTCTGTACTGTTACACGACCTACAAATGTAGTAACGGTGAGTGCAAGCGGTTCAACAACTTGCCCTCGGCTTTGTGGGTATCCTGTAAAGTCCGGGCGAGGATTGCGTAACGCCTGTGGATCATCTACGGGGTACATGCCTAACTGCAACTGTGGCTGATCCGGATTCCAGCACTCTGGACAAGCCTTAATATTCGTATTGCGTGTCTTAACAATTAACTCTTTCAATTCCCGTAGTTTATACCGGAACCCGCAGATGTCACACTCCGCAATTGCAATTTTTCCAGAGGCGAAACGATTACCCATTTCGTCCAATCATCCCCATTCTAGGAACAAAGCGCACGGGAGCTTTCTCCCTATCTTCTTGCGCCGCTAGATCAAACTGTTCCTCGTAAGCCGCCTTCAGTATTGGCAAGCGATCTGTTGACTCCGGATACTTCATGGCAATGTAGTACGCCAAACCGGCTGTAATAGCGGGCAGGAAACGGAAAACGATGTCCTGAGTATTATCGCCATCACCAGCATCCTGAATGCGACGCATACGATAATATTTAAAGATGTAATAAGGGTTCAGCTCTGTTCCCTGATTAGGTACAGGCCATACAGTTACTTTAGGGTTATCCCTAAGCCTCTGAACCCAGACCTGAATAGGACGTCCTTGGGCAAGCTTGTTTGGAATGGTGGCGTATGTAGATACGCTAATACGAGAGATGGTCAGATCAGCTTGGGTTGCCGCATTACCAGCACCTGTACGGATAACTTGCTCTAGCAGGTCAATCGTGTCTGCCGGAAGATCATACGTAGACTGTCCTTGCACGAGGTTAATCGTACCCTCATCAAACGTCCACATGTTCAGGCCACGGTTCTGAAACTCAATAGTCATCAAGTTAAAAGAACGACGTGCCGTGCGCAAATCATAACCTGTGCGTAACTCACGACCAGCGCGTTCAAACGCCTCTTCAGCGATTTCCGCAAAGTCTAGATTGAAAGCCGTCGTGCCGGATGTGGTCATTTCTTCTTCGCCGTTTTAGCCGAGTTTATAAAGTCTTGCGCAGATGGTGCGCCCTTTTGTCCGGGTTTGCGCATCTTTCCGCCACGCTTACGCTTAGCATGAATGTTCGCATAAAGACCCACCTTACCGCCCTCTGCGTACTGTGTAAAGTCAGTATCGTCACGACGAGCCTTGACCTTACCTTTCGGCATCTTTGACGGCAATATGTCGCCCATACCTCTGCTCGCTCTCACCGCATCATTCCTTTAGTCTTTCCACGAACGGCACAGCCGTCAGCACGCTTTGATGCGGAGACTGAACCGCCAGACTTGAAGTTGCGCTTCTTGGTGTAGTTATAACCAGCTTCCGTGTCTTCCATCATCTTTCTCGACTCTTCTGACACACCAACGCCGGGAGGAGTTTGACCAACAGGTGCGGGAGCCACTGGAGGCATTGATTCCATCTTTTTACGGACGGTTTTTTCTTTGTCTTCCTTGAGAAGATCAATGGTGCTCTTGCCTTTATTCAAACGCATCGCAGCTAACTCTGCGGCAGTCATCTCTGGGGTTGATCCACCACTTTGGTAGTTCTTCATACCATCCGTCCTTTTGTTTTGCCTTTCGTTGCAATGCCATCAGCACGACGCGATGCGGATGACGCCTTCTTAGCCATTTTATTAACCGATCCACCACGCTTAGCACCGGGAATATCATCAGCTTCTATGCGAGTGCCTCGACGATAAGGAGATGGTGTTCCCATGCGACCACGAATGAGTTCCATCAAATCACCGACTGGGCCGGGACGATCATAGCTACCACGACGAGGGGGCGCTCTACGAGGCGCTGCCGGTGGAGGCACGCTTGGAATCTCATTAGGCATTGGTTCACGCGCCAATGGGGTTGGTTCAGCGCGAGATGCTGGTCTAGGAGCGGCGCGAGGTGCAGCACGAGGAGCGCTACGTTGACCCATATCAACAGGAATAGCCTGTGCTTCTGGATTCTTATCGTAGTCACGATACTTGTCTACAATACTTTCACCCTCACGGCCTGCATTCATTAAGGCACGAGCACGATCCTCTTCAGAGATGCGCTCATTGCGACCACCGCGAAGACCTGCTGCTACATCAGCTTCTGTTAGGCCTGCGTCGCGATCAGCCTGAGTCATACCACCGCTTGCATAACGCTTCTTCATAATATCTTTCCTTTAGTCTTTCCACGGACAGCGCAGCCATCAGCGCGTTTTGATGCAGAAACAGAGCCGCCACTAGCATATTCCATTGGCGTAATTTTTCCCATAGATTGCAGGGCAGTACGGCGCGGAGATCCCATCATTGAGCCCATGCCGGGTGTCTTCATAGTCTTTACGCGACGCTTGCCACGCAAAGGTGTTGGCAAAAACGCAGCGTCTGTATCTGCATCAGAAGAGGTAGGGGGTTCAATCATCATAATTCCTTAGCAAGTCTTGCCGCCACGAGCAAGCATCTTGCCCTTGGTTTTGCCGCGAATTTCGATGCCGCCGCCACGAGCCATCTTAACCATCTCAGCGCCACGCTTAGATTGCTTTTGAACGGCGTGCTCACCTTTTGCTGCGATACGACCGCCCTTTTTCATTGGCGATAACGCTTGGACTTCCTTTAATTTATCCGGATTGACCGACGTAGATCGCCGATCAGTGTTAGGGCCACCAAAACCAATTGGGATGCTATCAACAGTCAAGGGATTCGGCCCCGTTCTGACAGCTCCGGGACCAGACGGGCGACGAACAGGAGTTGACGTAGAAAACCTAGGAGTAGCAGGTGGTCTCTGAGTAACAGGCGTTTGACGAACAGGAATTGACCTAGGAGTAGCAGGCGTTCGACTAACAGGAATTGACCCAGAAGGCGTAGGAGTAGCAGGTTGTGTTCCAGGCACGGTCCTATCTGGCGAACCAGCAGGCAGGCCACCAATACCGAACTTTTGAGTTTTTTTCGTTGCTTTCTTCATTGTGTGTTTCATTTCGCCACCCTGTTTAAAAGTTTGGCCTTTGCTGGCCTGTGAGTACTCTTTTGCTACCTTAACTGGAACACCGACTTTCTTGGCAAACGCTGGATTATGAGCGGCTGCGTCCATAAACCGTTTCTGCTTTGCGCTAGTCGCGGGCATTATTTATCCCGCTTAAAAAACTTTTGAATCGTCTCGGTTTCCTAAATGCGAATACCAGTCCAGACAATCGTTAAAAC